GGCACCGTCACCGACGCGCGCCTGGTGCAAGCCGTGGTCGATGCCATCCTGCAGGTCAACCGCGAGCTGGCCGACTGGCAGGGCAAGCAGGCCGCAGCCGGTATTGCCGCCCTGGCGGACGTGCCGGCCGCGCACATCAACCGCGAATCCCGCCTGCTGGCGCAGTACCGGCGCGCCGTCTACAGCACAGCGAAGGCCGACCTGATCGAGCGTTACCGCGATTACGACAGCACGGCCACGTCCGTCAGCGACAAGAAAAGCATGGAATGGCTGGACGAGGCTCCCGGCGCGCAGCGGCGCAATGCGCAATGGGCCATCGCCGATATGGTCGGCCGCACGCACCTGACCGTGGAATTGATCTGATGCAGGTGCGCACGCAGCAGAACGACACGGTAGACGCCCTGGTGTGGCACTACCTGGGCGACGGCGCGGGATACGTCGAGCACACCCTGGAAATGAATCCCGCGCTGGCGCGCCACGGCGCCGTGCTGCCGGCCGGCCTGGTCGTCACCCTGCCCGAGCCGGCGCCCAGCACGGGCCAGGCCACGGACATCGTGCAGCTATGGGATTAACTTTTTTAACAACACACCTACTTATCCTCATCATGGAGAAACAAGCAATGTCCGCAGAATCGTTTAGTGGTTTCGCCACCCTGGTCAAACTGTACGGCTTCAAGGCGGCGCTGGGCATGGTCGGCGCCGCCATGCTGTACATCGTGCTGCCGCCGTTGAACAGCGACGGTACCTTCAACAAGGGCGAATTCGTCGCCCGCCTGGCCTGCGCCGGCGTGTTCTCGTGCCTGCTGGGCGGCACCGTGTATCAGCTGCTGTGCGCCCAGCTCCCCACCATCGGCGCCATGGTCAACGCTTCCGCCATCGACCTGATCGTCGGCGCCCCCGGCTGGTGGGTATCGCGCGCCGTGGCCCTGTGGTTCCAGCGCCGCAGCGACAAGGACATCGCCGAGCTGGTCAAAGACGCGAAGGAGCATTGATGGGCACCACCGACAATCCCCTGATCGCGCGCGTCATCGACGCCATCCTGCGCGCCGAGGGCGGCTACGTGAACGACCCACAAGACAAGGGCGGCGAAACCAATTACGGCATCACCGTGGCCGTGGCGCGCGCGAATGGTTACACGGGGCCGATGCGCGATCTGCCCGAGTCCGTGGCGCGCGCCATCTACACGGCGCGCTACATCACGGAACCGAAATTCGACCAGGTGCTGGCCGTCCATGCCGGTATCGGCGCCGAGCTGATCGACACGGGCGTGAACATGGGGCCGCACCGAGCGGCCGAGTTCCTGCAGCGCTGGCTGAACGGTTTTAACGACACGGGCGCCCGCTATCCCGCCCTGTTCGTCGACGGCCGCCTGGGCGCGCAGTCGCTGGGCGCGCTGGCCGCCTTCCTGAAATGGCGCGGCCAGGATGGCGCCGCCGTACTGCTGCGCGCCCTGAACGGCCTGCAGGCGGCACGCTATCTGGAAATCACCGAAGCCAACACCACCCAGCGCCGTTTCCTGTTCGGCTGGATCAAGGAACGGGTGGCCATGTGACCGCAACCACCTGGCGCCCGCTGGCCGCTGCTCTCCTGTGCGGCGCCATCGCGGGCTGGACGGCGCAGGGCTGGCGCAAGGATGCCGCCATCGCCGAGCTGCGGCGGGCGGCGGCCACAAACAAAACCACCGCAGCCACCGCGCTGGCCCAGGCCACCGCCCGCGTGCTCACCCAGGAGCGCGCCGCCGGCGCCGCCCTGGCGCAACGCGCCGACCACCTCACCCAGGAGCAAACCCATGCGAAAACTGAACGCGACCGTTTCAATGCTGACGTGCGCAGCGGCGCTGTGCGCCTGTCAATCCCCGTCGCCAGCGGCCAGTGCGCCGCAACTGCAGATTCCACCGCTGCCGCAGGCCATCGGCACCAAGCGCGCGCCGAACTTGACCCAGCGACTGCGGCAGCTCTTGACGCCATTGCCGGCGACGGTGACGACGCCACCCGCCAGCTGAACGCCTGCATCGACGCCTACAACCTAGTACGAGACACCTACCATGTACAAACCGAATAGCCTGCGCCAGCACTTGGCCGCCGCCATCCCTGACCTGCAGCGCGACCCCGACCGCCTGCTGGTCTTCGCCGACGAGGGCAACGTGGTGGCGTCGGCCACCGCCTCCCTCTCCTTCGAATACCGCTTCAAGCTCAACCTGATCGTCACCGATTACGCGGGCGACGCCGACGCCATCATGGTGGCCCTGATCGCCTGGCTGAAAATCCACCAGCTCGACCTGATGGCCAACGAGGAAACCCGCAAGCACGGCATCGCCTTCGAAGTGGACTTCAACAACCATGAAACGGTCGATATTTCCATCAAGCTGGACCTAACCGAACGCGTGGCAGTCAAGACAGGCGAAGCGGGCCGCCTGGACATCAAGCACCTGGCCGAGATACAGCACATGCCGGCCTACGCGGACGAATTCTGGAAGCTGTACGCCGGCGAGACCCTGCTGGCCGAATGGCGCACGCCCGAGGCCACGCAATGAGCGACGACCTGCACGCGCTGGAAGCCTGGGTCGGTGCGCTGCTGGCCAAGCTGCAGCCGGCCCAGCGCCGCGCCATCAATCACAGGGGGGCCATCGACCTGCGCCGCAGCCAGGCGCAACGCATCAAGGCGCAGCAGGGGCCGGATGGTGCGGCCTACCCGGCACGCAAGCGGCGCAAGGAATTCAAGGGGAAGAAAGGGCGCATCAAACGGCAGAAAGCGGCCATGTTTGCAAAGATCCGCACCGCCAAGCACTTGAAAGTGAAGGCGACCGGCGACCAGATCGAAGTCGGATTCTTTGGCTGGGTGGCGCGCGTGGCGCATGTGCATCAGTTTGGCCGGCAAGACCGCCTGAGCAAAAAAGGGCCGTTTACAAATACCCGGAGCGGCCGCTGCTGGGCTTAAGTGAGCTGGATCGGACGTTGATACGCGAATCGCTGTTGCGTCACATGGAAAAAAACTAAGATGCTTCAATGCAAACTTCAACTGACATTAGTTATCAAATGAGTTAGAGTCATATAAAACTGACCGCAACCGGCCAGCAGCTGACCTTCATTGCCGTTGTCGATACCGGACAACGCAGCACGTGCGCAATGGAATAGCAATGTTTCCCACCCCATTAACCGACAAATGAAGGCAATTTAACTAATGACACGCCGACGCAAACGCCGACAAAAGGTGGAATCATCGAAAAAAAAGAAGTATTTGACTGAATGGCTCAGAAAAAACTATACGCTTCTTAATGAGCATTGGGGCTATCCACGCCGGCTGCTTGGACGTACTGGCACGGTCGCCGCTGAGCAGCACGAATTTGATGAGCTTGGCGTCAAGCTCATCACTCGTTTGCAAGAGACAATGAAATATAAGAAGGATATGCAGTTCGCGATTATGAAGGATTCGCAACCGGGAGCATGGGCAATCTATGCGCCTCTCTGCTATGGAATCGTCATCACTACAGGCTTGATTTTAAATATGCAGACCGTATGTGGTTGCGTTGTCTGGCTGATGCAGCAATCGCGCGCTCAACCGGAAGGAGAGGATAATTTTGTCGCGGAATTGTGGCGAGGGATGCCGCACGAAAACGATGATTACGAGAGTTTTGGGGGGCTACTTGCTCACATTGCTTTTGCATTTGTGATGCACCATGAACTCGCACATGCGGGACTAGGGCATGATTCAATCGATGGCGAGGCTAAGGTAAAAAGGTCTGCGCCAAACTACAAGGCTGACCAAACAAAAATCCAAGTCATCCATGAGTCTTCTATTGCGGCAAAGGCTAATGCTGATAACCAGCCTGCACAATCGCCGGTTAATCAAGCACTGGAAGCGGACGCCGATATGAACGGCTTGCGCTATACGATACAGTTCATGGAGCATCAAGCGACGCGCTTCGAAAACCTGAACGTTGACGCCACAGATAAAATGGGTTTGGTTTGGAAGCATATGTTGACGAATACTGAGAGACGTTGGTTCGCCATCCTTGCCGGCGTTGGTATTGGTTTGTATTGCCTAATTTCAAATTTGGACAATGTGAAGATGGGTGAGCTCTCAGACCAGACCCATCCGCCGATCCCTGCTCGTGTTATGGCAATTTTGGTTGTGGGATCGCATTTATACGAAAGGCAAAATGGACATAAGCTCGAAGGGCTCTCGAACGTCTTGCTGTTTGTAGCTGGCCTGCTAGGCCTATCCTTCACTGTCAATAACAAATATAAGACGCTAGACGACTTGCTTGATGGATTGCGCATTAACGACGGTGTAAACCGGCTAGAAGAAATTGGCGCGCATTTTGGAAAGCTAGCCAAGATGCGATCCACTCTTGATCGACGCCTGAGGCTGCACCGCCGATTTCCAGATTACTTATGCTGGGCATGGTTCGAAGACAGTGAATTCGCCGATGGCACCGATCATATCTATGGGTTGTCAGTGGTGCAGCCGAAGTAGCGCATGGTCCACGTCGGGGCGAAAGCGGACACCCACCACATCGCCCCTACTTCGAAAATGTAAGTTTATACGTCACTGACTGCCATAGTCGCTAAGCCGCATATCAACCCGCCTCCGCGTGCATCCGCACGCGGACTTCGGCAACATGCACTGCATGAACGCCGACTTGTCCGACCTCCTTCGCTTGCTGCAAAACCTGATACGCCTGGGCACTATCGCCGAGGTCAAAGGGGCCAAGGCGCGCGTGCGGCTGGGGCCGACACTCACCACTAAATGGCTGAACTGGGCCACACGGCGCGCCGGCAGCACGCGCACCTGGTCGGCGCCGACCATCGGCGAACAGGTCATCGTCTTTTCCCCCGGCGGCGACCTGACGCGCGGCATCATCTTGCCGGCGCTGTACTCGCAGGAATTTGACGCGCCCGAAATCAGCGACAGCATCCACACCACGCATTACCCCGACGGCGCCGTGATGCAGTACGACCATGCGGCCCATGCACTTACGGCCACCCTGCCCGGCGGCACGGCCACCATCACGGCCGACAAGGTCACGTCGAACGCGCCCAGCACCATCTGCACGGGCGACCTGACCGTCATGAAAAACCTGATCGTCAAGCAATCGGCCACCGTGGAAGGCGCCACCGCACTGAATGGCGGCGTGAACGCCAAAGCCGGCGCCGCTGGCGGCGTGGCCATGGCCGTGCAAGGCACTGTCAAAGCCAGCGAGGACGTGCTGGCCGGCGCCATCAGCTTGGCCAAGCATCCGCACAGCGGCGTCAAGGCAGGCGGCGACCAGTCGGGCGGGCCGCAAGCATGATGGGCATGCACGCCGCCACCGGGCGCAGCCTGACGGGCCTGGGCCATCTGCGCCAGTCCGTGGCCGACATTCTCACCACGCCCATCGGCTCGCGCATCCGGCGCCGCCGCTATGGTTCAGAGGTGCCCGAGCTGATCGACCAGCCGCTGAACAGCGCGACGCAATTGCGCATCTACGCGGCCACCGCCTTTGCCCTGCGCCGCTGGGAACCGCGCCTGCAGCTCGCCAGCGTGCAGCTCACGCGCGACACGGACGGCGCCATCGCCCTGCTGCTCGATGGCACGGCCAATGGCCAGGGCATCACGATGTCCGTGCCCGTCAAGCAAGGGAGCGTCGTATGAGCACGCCTATCGACCTGACCCAGTTGCCCGCGCCCAGCGTGGTCGAGGTGCTGGACTTCGAAGCCATCCTCGCCACACGCAAAGCTCACCTTGTCAGCCTGCTGCCGGAAGCCGAACGCGCCGCCGTCACGGCCCTGTTGGAACTGGAATCGGAGCCGGCCACCAAGCTGCTGGAAGAGAACAGCTATCAGGAAACCATCCTGCGCAACCGCGTCAACGAGGCGGGCAAGGCCGTCATGCTGGCGTTTGCCCTCGATGGCGACCTCGATCAACTGGGCGCCAACGTCAACGTGGCGCGCCTGGTCATCACGCCGGCCAATCCCAGCGCCCTGCCGCCCGTGGCCGCCGTCATGGAAGATAACGACGCCTACCGCCTGCGTATCCAGGAAGCGCCGGACGGCCTGTCCGTGGCCGGCCCGAAAGCATCGTATGAATTCCACGCCCGCAGTGCGGACGGCCAGGTCAAGGACGCGAGCGCCACCAGCCCCGCGCCGGCCAGCGTCACCGTCACGGTGCTGGCCAACAATGCCACCGGCATCGCCAGCGCCGAGTTGCTAGCCACCGTGGCGCACGCACTCAACGCCGAGGACGTGCGCCCCCTGGGCGACCGCGTGACTGTGCAGGCCGCCCAGGTCATCGATTACCAGATCGAAGCCACCTTGTTTATCGGCGTCGGCCCGGAAGTGCCGATTCTGCTGGACGCCGCGCGCGCCAACGCTGTGCGCGTGTCGCAGCCGCGCCGCCCGCTGGGCCACAGCATTTATCGATCCGCCTGCAGCGCCGCCGTGCACGTCGAAGGCGTGCGCAAGGTCGTGCTCACCAGCCCGGCGGCGGACATCGAGCTGGACGCCACGCAGGCCGCGCGCTGCACTGCCATCAATCTGAATGTGGTCGTGCTCGATGAATAGCATCGTGCCGACCCTGCCGCCGAATACCACGGCGCTCGAGCGCGCCATTGCCGTGGCCTGCGCCGAACTGCTCAACGTGCCCGTGCCGCTGCGCGACCTGTGGAACGCCGACCGCTGCCCGGTCAACTTGCTGCCGTTTCTGGCCTGGGCCTGTTCCGTCGACCGCTGGGACGATGCCTGGCCCGAATCGATCAAGCGCGGCACGATCAAGGCGTCCTATTTCATTCACAAGCACAAGGGCACGATTGCCGCCGTGCGCCGCGTGGTCGAGTCCCTGGGCTATTTGATCCGCATCACCGAATGGTGGCAGACCACGCCACCCGGCACGCCGGGCACTTTCCGCCTCGACGTGGGCGTGCTGGACTCGGGCATCACGGACGCCATGTTTCAGGAAATGGAGCGCCTGATTGCCGACGCCAAGCCCGTCAGCCGGCATTTGACCGGGCTTGCGCTGTATCTGGAAACCCGTGGCCAGGTACGGATCGGCCTGGCCACCTACCACGGCGATGCGATGACGGTGTATCCGTGGATCGCCGAAGAAATCGAAGTGCGCGGCAAGCTGGTACAGGGCGGCGCACCCCATACCATTGACACCATGACCATTTATCCATGAGCACATACTTTGCCATTCTGACGCAGGTGGGCGAGGCCAAACTGGCCAATGCCATCGCCCTGGGCCAAACCCTGAAACTGAAAAAAATGGGCGTCGGCGACGGCAACGGCGCCCTGCCGATCCCAGACCGCTTGCAAAAGGCGCTCGTGCATGAAGTGCGCCGCGCCGACCTGAACCAGTTGGCCATCGACCCTGCCAACGCCAGCCAGATCATCGTCGAGCAAGTCTTGCCCGAAGACGTGGGCGGCTGGTGGCTGCGCGAAATCGGCATCTACGACGAGGCCGGCGACCTGTGCGCCGTGGCCAACTGCCCGCCCAGCTACAAGCCCCTGATGGTCGAGGGCAGCGGGCGCACGCAAGTGGTGCGCGTGGTGCTGATCGTCGCCAGCACCGCCGCCATCGAGCTGAAAATTGATCCGTCCGTCGTGCTGGCCACGCGCAAGTATGCCGACGACAAGGCCGCCGAGGCTGTGATGGCGCATGAGGCGAAGGCCAACCCGCACCCGCAGTACCTGAGCAAGATCGAGGGCGAAGCCAAGATCGCGGCGGCGATTGCCGCCCTGGTCGATAGCTCGCCGGAAACCTTGAATACCCTGGCCGAACTGGCCGAAGCGCTGGGACGCGATCCGCATTTCGCCACCACGATTGCCAATGCGCTGGCGTTGAAAGCCCCGCTCGACTCGCCGGCCTTCACCGGCACGCCGAACGCGCCGACGATCCCCCACGGCGACAATTCCGCGCGCATCGTGAACGCTCGCGCCCTGGCCGATGCGACGCAGGGCCGTGCCGGCGTGCAGGGACTGGCGGGCGCGAACAGCGTCGCTTCGCCGGCGAACAAATTCACCGTGTCCGCACTCGCCGTCACGATGCGCAACCCGGCCACCGGTCAGACCATCACGAAATATGCCACCGGCGCCTTGACGGCGGACGTGTCCGTAGTGGGAGCGAACGGCCGGGATCAAGCGGCCGTCATTGCCGGCACCGCGTCGGTGCATCTGCACTTCATCTTCAATCCCGCGACGGGCGTCACCGCCCTGCTGTGGAGCCTCTCGGCGGATGCCCCGACGCTGCCGGCCGGGTTCTCCTTCTTCGCCTATGCCACCACCATTCGCTACCAGGGGGCCAACGCCATCA